AGTTAAATTTACAACAAATATAGGAGAATTTATGTTTCCTTTAGAACAACATTTATTATAAATATGAAATTGAAAATAATACAAGGAAGTGAAAATTATACTTGTCAAGTTATAAAACTTCCAAAAAAAGTAGAAATACAAGGACTTGACAATCTTGTTAGTGTAAATTATCAAGGTAATTCTTGTTTAATAGGTAAAAATGCTAATGAAGAGGAATTATATTTATTCTTTCCTGCTGAATGTGAATTAAATCATGAATTTCTTAAAGCTAATAATCTTTATAGACATACACATCTAAATTTAGATGCTTCAAAAAAAGGATTTTTTGAAGACAATAGGAGAGTAAAAGCTATTAAATTTAAAGGTGTAATATCTTCTGGATTTATTATTCCTTTAAGTTCATTAAATTATCTGTATGTACAATCAACAACAAGTTGGAATAAATCTATTATTCCTATTTTAAATATTGGAGATGAGTTTAATATTATAGCAGGAATAGAAATTTGTAAGAAATTTGTAAGACAACTTCCTAAAGTAAAAGGAATATCTAATCCTAAAACAAAAGTATTAGATGAAATTGTTGATAGTAAATTTGTTCCAGAACATCCAGATACAACACATTTATTAAAAAGTGTACATAAATTAAATATTAATGATTATATTGCTGTAACATATAAACTTCATGGAACTTCAGCAAGATATTATAATACTTTAGTTAAAAGAAAATTAAGTATTAAAGATAGAATTGCTAAATTCTTAGGAATAAAAATTCAAGAAGAACTATATGAATATATTTGTGCAAGTAGAAGAGTGGTAAAATCTTGTGGATTTGAAGAACTTCCTAATAAAAATCATTATTTTAAATCTGGAGATTTATGGAGTGAAATAGGTAAAAAGTATTTCGAGAATAAATTAAATCATGGAGAAGCTATTTATTGTGAAATTGTAGGTAAAACTTATTCAGGAGAAGATATTCAACATGGTTATTCTTATGGATTTGAACAACCTGAAGTATTTGTTTATAGAATATCTAATATTAATTCTCAAGGAATTGAAGTGGATTTATCTTATTTACAAATGAAAGAAAGATGTAATCAATTAGGAATTAATTATTGTCCTGAATTATTTTATGGCACAATAAATCAATTTTTATATAAATATAGAACTTTAGGAGCAATAGATGCTTTAGAAGAAGATAATAGAAATATAGAAACTTATTTAACACATATATTTTATGATAATCTTCTTGAAAAACCTTCTGTATTAGATAAAAATATTATAGAAGAAGGATTTTGTATAAGAAAAGATACTTGTAATAAACCTGAAATATATAAAATTAAATCTAAACAATTTCTTTTATTTGAAGGACATTCTTTAGATAATGAAATTAAAGATATAGAAGAAGAACAAAATGCCTAAATGTGTAATACTATCAGGAATTCCTTGTAGTGGTAAATCTACTTATATTAAAAAATATGTAAAAAATTATTGGATAGTTTCTTGTGATGATATGAGAGGAAAAAATTATAAATTCTCTAAAGAAAATGAGGATAAAATATGGAATAGATTTTACGATATTCTTAATACTGCTCATACAAATATTGTAATTGATAATACTAATTGTAAGAAAGTATTTATTAATAGAATTAAACAAAATTTAAATCCTAATTTAAATTGGGAAATAGAAATAATTACATTTGATATTAATTTATTTAGAGCTAAAATTAGGAATTATTTTAGATATTTAAAAACAGGTAAATATATTCCTAATACAGTAATGAATAACATGTATAAAAATTATAATAATTTATGGAAAAAATAGGAAATATATTCTTTACCAGTGATACTCATTTTCATCATAAAAATATTGTTAGAGGAATTAGTGAATGGTTGTTAGATGAAAATAAAGGACCTGCTAGTTTTGAAAGAACAAGAGATTTTAATACTTTAGAAGAACATGATGAAGCAATTATTAGTTCCATTAATGCTATCATTAAAGAAAATGATACTTTATATCATTTAGGTGATTGGAGTTTTGGAGGACATGAACAGATTAAAAGATTTAGAAATAAAATTAATTGTAAGAATATCCATCTAATATTCGGTAATCATGATCAACACATTACACCAATAAATAGTCCATACAGACAATTATTCAGTTCTTGTGATTATTATAAAGAATTAAATCTCAAAATAGATTGCCAAAAATCAGGTAAATATGGCAAACAAATGATTTGTTTATCACACTATGCTATGAGAGTATGGAATAAATCTCATAAAGGAAGTATTATGCTTTACGGGCATTCTCATGGAACACTTCCTGAATTTGGTAAGTCTATGGATGTAGGTGTAGATACTAATAATTTATATCCTTATCATTTAGATGAAATACTAGAAATAATGAAAAACAGATCTACTGTTATAGTAGACCATCATAATATTAATACAAATTAATGATACTCTATAAAAAAGATACAAAAGATAAAACTAGATTTTTAAAAATATGGGTAGATTCAGGTAATTTATATCAAGAATCTGGTATATTAAAAGGAAAATCAGTAATTCATACTAAAATATGCAAAGGGAAAAATATTGGGAAATCTAATGAAACTACTTCTGAACAACAAAGCATATTAGAAATGAATTCTAAAATAGAAGAAAAATTAACAGAAGGTTATTTTAAAACTATTGAAGAATGTAATATAAAAGAAGTAATTCTTCCAATGTTAGCTAAAAATTATGAAGATGAGAAACATAAAATAGATTGGAATAATTGTTACATTCAACCTAAATTAGATGGCATGAGATGTTTGGCTTTTATTAATGGTAAAGGAGGGGTTAAATTAGTATCAAGACAAGGTAAGGAAATTATCACTGTTCCACATATAGTTAATGAATTAAGAACTATTAAAAAAGAAGTTATTCTTGATGGAGAATTATATTCCTATGGAGATAATTTTCAAGAAAATATGAGATTAATTAAAAAATTTAGACCTTTAGAAACGGATGTTAAAATTAAATATCATATTTATGATTTAATTTCTAAAGATCCTTTTTGGAATAGAAAAGTTAGAGGTTATATTAAAGGATTAAATACTTGTAATGAAGTTAGTACTTATAATTGTCCTAATGAGCAAACATTAAAACAATGGCATTCTAATAATATTACTGATGGATACGAAGGGAGTATTATTAGATGGGGAAATGAAGGTTATAAAATCAATGGTAGAAGTAGTAATTTATTAAAATATAAAGATTTTAAAGATATTTCTTTAGAAATAATTGATATTACTCCAAATGAAGCTAATCTTTCACATGGAACTCCTCATTTTAAATTAAACGGAAAACAATTTAAAGCAGGAGTTAAACTTTCTCATGAAGAAAGAGAAGATTTATTACAAAATAAAAATAAATATATTGGAAAAACTGCTGAAATTAGATTTTTTGAATATTCAGAAAATGGAATTCCAAGATTTCCAGTAATGGTTGGTATTAGATTAGATAAATAATTATGGCTATAAAAAGATTAAGTAATAATGTAATAGAACGTATTTCTAAACGTTTTAATGATAAATTAATAGAATTTGATAAATTATCATTAGATGAACTAAAAATTCTCTATAATGGCTCTAGAATGAGTCAAACTGATAAAAGAGCATTAGTGCAAGTAACAGAACAAAAACTCTTTCTTCTTTATGAAGAAGAAAATAAAAAGAAACAAATATTAGAAAATGAAAAATATAATGAAAATTTGGAATAATTATATAGAATTTTATCATAATAAATATATCACTTTTAATTGGTATTTAAATATAACTTCTAATATTAATTTTAATATATCTTTTTATAATTTCGATTTTGATTTATTAAATTTAATTTCTATTTCTAGTGATTGGAAATTAAAACATTATCCTTATTTTTATATTAATTTATTTGGATTATCAATTGTAATTAAACGATGAATAGAAAAAAGAAAGAATATACAAATATAATTGCCAAATTATATGAAGAACATAATAAAAATGTACCTTTTATTAAAAAATATTCTAATAATTCAATTAAATTGAATCAAATATTAAATGCTAGAGATGCTTTTCAAAATGATATGAACTCTATTAGATTATCATGGTATCCAGCTCGTGAAATTATTAAAGAATTTATTACATTTAATAAGTTTATATTTGAATTATTAGATACTCAAATTAAAGAAAATATTACAATGTTATTAAATACTGATGATATTAGTAATCAAATAATTTGTGCTAATTTATGTTATAATGAAATAAATAAGAAAAAACAAGAAATATTAGAATTATGCAACAAAATTTAATATTGGATATAAGCAGAATCACTAAAAAATTATTAATTAATGATATATTTTATGGATTATTTATATCTTCAATTGAAAAAAAGGAATCAAAGAATATTCCTTTAGCTGCTGTAGGATTAAATAAAAATACTATGGAATTTAGTTTATTAATTAATCCTGATGAATGGTTTAAATATTCTGATCAAGTTAAATATAATTTATTAAAACATGAATGTTTACATCTTACTAATTTTCATTTAATTACAATGGACATGTTTCCTAATTCTAAAATAGATAATATAGCATGTGATATTGAAATTAATCAAAATTGTGATAAAAGCAATCTTCCTGAATGGGGATGTTTTATTGATGATTTTGAAAAGAAATATCCTAAATTAAATTGGAAAAAACATGCTGGGAGAAAACATTATTATAATGAATTAAATAAACTTTCAGATAAAGAAAAAGAAGAATTAGGTATTAATGAAAAAGCCAAACATATTTGGACTGTTGTAGATGGAGAAGGTAATCCTTCTAATGAACCATTATCCGAAGCTCAAAAAGATGCTATTAGAGTACAAATAGAACATACTATAGAATCTATAGCTGAAGAAATTATTAAATCTAATGGAAGAGTACCACTTGAGATAGAACAATTAATTAATGGATTTGTTAAACCAAAACCTAAATTTAATTATAAAAAATATATTTCTAATTTTATTGGTAATTCTAAGCAGTATATTATTAGTACAACTAAATTAAGAGAAAATCAAAGATTTGAAGGAGCACCTAAAGTTATTTTGAAACCTAAATCTAAAATTTTAGTTTGTATTGATGAATCTGGAAGTGTATCTGAAAACGAATTATTTGAATTTCTAAATGAAATTCATCATTTATCTAAAAAAACAGAAATTGAAATTAGACCTTTTGATACTAAAGTAATGAAACCAGTGAATTATAAACCTAATTCTGGTCAATTTAAAAGAACTAATTGTGGAGGAACAGAATTTACTCCTGTTATAGAATTTTATAATAAACATCCTGAATTTAATAGTATGTTAGTATTTACAGATGGATATGCAGAAACACCTCCTCCCTGTAATAAAAAGATGTTATGGGTAATTAGTTCTAATGGAAATGAAGAATCAATTAAAAAACATAATATATGGATAAAGATTCCAAAAGAATAATACTTTGTGATGTTTATTTAAACTTAGTTGATTATTATTCTGGTCATCCTTGGAATATACATTTTAATTTAGATGGTCATGAAAATGACGGATCAGAAATTAATATATTTGATACTTCTACTTATACTATAAATTTCCTTAGATTATTAAGGACCGCCGTATATGATAAATTAATTAATGATTCATTAATTTTAAATTTAGTGCACACAGAGGAATTACCTAATTTATTAATAGCAGCTAATATAATTTATAATGAATATTTAAATAATGAAACAAAATAATAAATATTATATGTTACCATATTGTTATGGGATATTATTAAAATATGTAAGTCAAATGAGATATGGAGATATTACCAATCAATTTATACCTTTTTATTTATGGAAAACAAAATGCACATTTCAAAAATATGATAGGGGATTTCCTATAGATTATATATAATATTATTAAATATTATAAAATATAATCAAATAAATAATGAATTTATTATTAATTTAATAAATACTAAAGAATATGAAAATTTATTAATTGCTTCTGAAATTATTATATATAAATATTTAAAATGAATAAAGATGAATGTAGAATAAATTTTTTAAAGTTTTGTTTTTATGGAATAGAAACTGAAGAATACAAAGAAATTTGTAAAACTGATTATGATAAATTTCATGATTATATATATGATTTTGCTGATTTATATTCTAATATATATGAATTATATAAACATTCTATAACTTTTGATAATGAATTTATTAATGAACTAATTGATTCACAAGAAAAAAACAATTTAATACTTTGTATAGAATTATTAAAACAATTATATAATGAAAACAACTGAACTTATTGAAGAAGTTAATATAGAAGAATTATTAAAGGATTCTTTAGATCTAAGTAAGAATAGAAAATTAATACTATATAATGATGATGTAAATTCATTTGATTATGTAATTTATTGTTTATCTACTTGTTTAAATATTAATCAAGAACAATCACATCAAATAGCATTAATTACACATAATAAAGGAAAATGTAACATTAAACAAGGATCTTATGAAGAATTATTACCTTATTATGAATTATTAAATAAATGTAAATTAAAAGTAAAAATAAAATGAACGGAATAATATTAATAAAAAATTTTATTAATCATCAAAAAAATAAAAGTATTAGATGTGAATGGAAGGATAATAACACATTAACAATAAAATATATTTTACCAATTCCTAATTGGATAAATGGTATTGAATTATTAGATAATAATGATGATTATGTTGTGTTTTCTAAAATTAGAAAAAAAAATATAAAAACAGATAATAAAGAAAATAAAGGATATAAAATTTATAACACTACTCCTATTACAACCAGAATAGGAGAAAGTGGTAGAACTCAATATCTAGTTAAAATTAAAAATTATTCAACAATTGATATATTTAATAAAGAAAATCTATTAGATTTTTTAAGAATTGAAAAAAATAAAATATTTAAAGAAATTAAATCTAATATTGTATTGGAAAAAATTGGAAGACTCAGTAAAGAATATAATAATATACTTTCAGATCAAGAATATTTAAATTATACAAATCTTAATTCATATCCTGAAATAAAATTAGAAGATGCAATACCTTTTTAAATAAAAATAAAATACATATTTATGTCAAAAATAAAAGAAATAGAATATAAACCTAGTGAAGTTTATAATATAATTAAAAGCACTATTGAAGCTAATGATAAAATTAATAAATCTGGAGGAACACCTATTAGTATTAGTGTTATTGGTGAAAGAGGAATAGGAAAATCCACTATTCAAAAAGAATTAGCAGAAGATATGGGAAGACAATTTAAAAAAATTAGTCTTGCTCAATTAACAGAACCAAGTGAATTAATAGGTTATTATTTTAAAGAATTTTGTATATCTTCTGAAGATAAAACTATTTGGGTTACTGAAAACCTTCTTCCTCAGTATGAAGAACAAGGATATAAATATTCTGGGAAAGTTAGAACTACCCCGTGCCCTCCAAATTGGATATCTGATTTAAAAGAAAATGCTATTTTATGTCTTGATGATTATACTAGAAGTAATAGTTTATTTAATCAAGCTATTATGGAATTAGTTAATTCTCATGAAATGATTGGTTGGGATTTAAAATCAAAAGGTGTAACAATACTTCTTAATGAGAATCCAGATAATGGTGAATATAATGTTAATTCTAATGATTCTGCTCAAACAGATAGAATGGCTAAAATTAATATGAAGTGGGATCCACAAGATTGGGCTTCTAGAGCTGAGAAAATTGGACTAGATGAACGATTAATTAATTTTGTATTATGGATGCCTGAATTATTAGAGCATAAAAAACAAGATGGAATTTCTGCTTCTGGTAATATTAGTCCTAGAATGATGGATAAATTCTTTAGTTTAGTATCTACAATAGATGATTTTGAAAAGCATCTAGATCAAATTTCAATGTTTGGAGAAATTACTACAGGTAAACACTTAGCTAGTAATCTTATTAATTTTGTAAATAAACGTTTAGATAGACTTCCAGAAATTAAAAAATTAATTAAAGAATATGATCTTAAAACAGCTAAAGCTCAATTAACAGAATGTTGTGGTAATTCAGAAGAAGATCCTACTAATTGGAAATCAGCTACAGCTGCGATTTTAACTACAAGACTTTATAATTATGTAAGACATTACAATAAAGAAATGTCAAAAGATAATATAAGACAATATTTGGAGATTTTATTACATCCTAGTTTTAGTGTTGACCAAAAATTTCTATTAGTTAATAGAACTATTAGTTTAGGAAATCAATTTGCTAATATATTAGGAGGAGATCCTAGATTTTTAAAATATATGACAGGAAAATAATATGAAAATAATAAAAGTAGGAAGTAATAATTTTATAGATGAGGAATTAAGAAATTATATTCTCAATATTTGGAATATGTATAATATTGAAATAGCAAATGATTCTAATATATTATTTGCAAAAAATACAAATATTCCAAAATTAATCACTGATTATTTAAATAAAAATATTAATCGTGTTAGATTAAAAGAAAAAGCCGATTATTGTATTATAAATCATTTTAATATTTCTGATTATGTGCAATACTATGATGGTGTTAATATTTGTTCAGATGATAGTAAAGAAATTGTTTATGGTATTTATAATTTAAAAGATCAAGATATTGAAACTATTAAATTAATATTGGATTTTATTACAATAAATCCAAATATTAAATATGTTAATCAAGATGTTTTAAATAATTCTTTAAATAATGGATTTATTATTACAAATGAAAATTATTATACATTACAAGAATTAATTGATTCTGATTTTCAAGAGAATCATGAATTAGCTATAAAAATGGTTATTAATTCTAGTTTGAAAGATAATTATGAATGGTTATTATATTTATATTTTGGAAAATATCAACAAATTTATAATTATGACGATAATCATATTTTATCTAATTATTTTCAGACTTTAGGATTTTCTCATGGACTTAGAAACTTGACAAACGATCAAGATTATTCTATTGATAAATGTTTATCTGTGATAACTAATGAAATAATTAAAGACAAGTTTATTTCTAAAATGAGAAATAAATTTTTAAAAAATATAAAAGGTTATTTAGAAGAATTAGGTACAGAAAAATTTGAATTAAAAGATTTTAAACTTGAATTAATAGTATGAATATACCAAAAAATGTAAATAATAGTAATTGGTTATGTGAATTTAATAAGCAAGAAGTAGATGATTTTATTTTACAAATACCAATAATTCAAGAAAATATTCAAGGAAAATCATTATATTTTCATGATAAAAAAATTAGCCAATCCAAATGTAGAGATACAGGATTTATAATTAAAAGAGATTCCGATAAATGTGATGTGGTTGTAATTAACGACATAAGAAATTTAGCTTGGAAAAGATACGATACAGACAATTATAAATATAATGGTTACAAAAAACAAGAAATTGAAAATTGGTTTAGTGAAATTAATGAATTTGTATCTAAAAATTATAAATTTATATTTTCAAAAGATTTATATAAATATTTATATAAATATGAAGGAAATTTAGAATTATTTAAACAATGTGATGAATTATTTAGATCTAATGATAGAACTAATTATCAATTAGCTATGGAATTTATATCTAATGCTAATTGGGAGGAAAATGAAATATATCTTAGAGAATTATTTAATTTATTTAGTAATAATATTAAACGCTGTAATTATTATACATCTATTAGTTTTAAAGGGTTCATTAGTTCATTAAATTATAAAATAGATGATAAAATTTTTTATTGTCCTAAAGATTATAAAAAATTTTGTAATAATGATGAACATCATCAATTTGTATTTGATAAGTACAGAAAAGAATTTAAAGAAGAGTTAGATGATTTAATTAATACTTATAAAATTCAAATTGATAAATTAGAATATTCTATAGATAAAAGTATTTATAATGAATCAAGAAAATAGAGAAAGTTATATCTATGATATAGAAACTCTTAAATCTTGCTTTACATTAACAGTTTTAAATATAGATACACAGAAAATTAAACAATTTACTTTACATAAAAATAGATGGGAATTCAAAGAATTAATTGAATTCTTGTCTATTTGTAAAGGAATGATAGGTTTTAATAATATTTCATTTGATTATCCTGTAATTCATCATATTTGGAAAAATAAGAAGAATTTTGAATTATTAAATAATGATTTAGTTATTAATAATATTTATATTAAAGCTCAAGAATGTATTGTTTTTAGTAATAATAAACAATATAATCATTTAATTTCTGAAAAAGAATTTATATGTCCACAATTAGATTTATTTAGAATATGGCATTATAATAATAAAGCTAAAAGTACTAGTTTAAAAGCATTAGAAATAAGTATGAATTATCCTAATGTGATGGAAATGTCTTTAGAACATTCTAAAGAAAATATTTCATTAGAAGAAGTAGAACAAATATTAGAATATAATTTAAATGATGTATTAGCTACTTATGAATTTTATAAGAAATCTTTTGATAAAATTGAATTAAGAAAATCTTTGAATTCTCAATTTAAATTAAATTGTTTAAATTATAGTGATTCTAAGATAGGAGAATCTTTGATTTTAAAACTTTATTCTGATGTCACTGATATAGATAAAAGTATAATTAAAGATATGCGTTCTAATAGAGAGCAAATAGCTTTAAATGATATAATACTTCCGTATATTAAATTTAAAAGTGTAGAATTTAATGAGTTATTAGATTTTTTTAAACATTTAATTATTAAAGAAACTAAAAATTCTATTGAAAAATCAGTTATTTATGAAGGATTTAAATATGATTTTGGATTAGGAGGAATACATGGTTGTATAAAACCAGGAATTTATGAATCAAATGAAGAATTTATTATTATAGATGCAGATGTTAGCTCATTATATCCAAATTTATCTATTCAAAATAATTTATATCCCGAACATTTAGGAGAGATTTTTGTAAATGTATATAAATCTCTTGTAGATAAACGTATTGAAGCTAAAAAAGCCAAAAATATGACACTTTCTGATGGATTTAAGCTTGCTGCTAATAGTATTTATGGTAAATCTAATGATGAATTTAGTTTTTTATATGATCCTAAATTTACAATGAGTATTACTTTAGCAGGGCAGTTATCTATAGCTATGCTTTGTGAACAATTAGTTAACACTTTTGATTTACAAATATTACAAGTAAATACTGATGGTATAACAATTAAATTTCATAGAAGATATTTAGAAGATTATTATCAAATTTGTAAAGAATGGGAAAAACTTACTAAATTAACTTTGGAATATGTTGAATATTCTAAAATGATTATAGGAGACGTAAATAATTATATTGCTGTAACTACTTTCGGAAAAATTAAAAATAAAGGAAGATTTGAAGTTGATAAAGTTGTAGGATCTGAACCAGCTTATCATAAAGATAATTCATTTAGAGTTATTCCTTTAGCTTTACAAGAATATTTTGTAAATAATATTTCTGTAGAACAAACAATTTATTCTTATAAAAATATATATGATTTTTGTGGCAGACAGAAGTTTAAAGGAGATGATTATGGAGAAACTCATGAATTAGCTTATGATAAAGATAATATGTTAGGATATGATAAAGTAATTAGACAACAAAAAAACACTAGATATTATATATCTAAACCAGGAGCTACATTTATTAAGAAATATTCTAAAGGCAGTAATGAAGTTATTAATAAGGGATATCAGGTTACAATATTTAATAAATATATTCAACAAAATATAGAAGATTATAATATTAATTATCAATTTTATATTAATGAATGTTATAAAGAAATAAATAATATTATAGATAAACAATTAGAATTATTTTAAATTTATGAAAACAGCATCAAATGATGAATTGAATCTATATATAAGAATATTAGAGGATAGAAATGAATGTAAATATACTAATTATATAAAATTGTGTGATGATTTATTAATAGAATTTGGTGTAAAAGTGACAAAACAAAGAATAATTCAACTAGATGAAGAAAATCTTTTAGTTGAGGATATTAAAATAATAATGAAGAATGAAGGAATTAATTATTGATATTTCTAATTTATTAAGTTCTGATTTAACATTTGATGAATATTTTGTATTATATTGTATATATACTAATAATAAGAAATTATTAGAAGAATATGCGATATCCAGACAAATAAATTATCAGTTTTATCAAAATTTAATAGATAAAGAATATCTATTTCCTTTAAATGATGACAAAGTAACATTTAATTCATTAAAATTAACAAAATCGTTTGAAGAAGAATTTATAAAAGATGTAGATTTTGATAAATTATTTGAGGAATTAAAGAATACATATCCAAAAAGTATTAAGAATGCCTTTGGGGCAAGAAGAATACTTCATACGGATATGAATAGATGCAGGAAGCTGTATAAAGATACTATAAGAAAGGATATTGATAAACATAACTTAATACTTAAATGTATTAAATTATATATCAAGGATAAAAAGGATGGAAACTCTTTAGAATTTATACAAGCTCTTCCTGCATTTTTACATCAAAGAAACTGGGAAGCATATGTTGAAGAGGCTAATGAAATAGAAGATGTTAATACATCTGACAGAGATGAACATACAGCTATATGAAAACATTTGAAGAAAGAATTAATGATGGGCTTAAAGGACAATATCAGGGATTGTCTAACGGGTTTGAAAGAATAAATAAATATATATTTGGATTACAAAGATCTTGTTATTATTTATTAGGAGGAAGTAGCGGAAGTGGTAAAACTACATTAGTTGACTATATGTTAATTAATGCTATTGAAGATGCTGAGAGACAAAAAATGCCAATTAATATATTTTACTATTCATTAGAAATTAATGAAGTTAGTAAAAAAGCTAATTGGCTTAGTGTTTTAATACATCAGAAATATGATATTATTATTTCTCCTGAGAAAATAAAAGGACTTGGTGATTTTAGACTTGATAAGAATGAATTGGAAATTGTAAATAATACACTTCCCGATTTAGAATTATTATGGAGTAAAATTAATTGGGTATGGGATTCTATTAATCCAACTGGTATTTATAAATCTGCTTGGGATTTCATGGCTAAAAAAGGAAAATTTAATTATGAACCTTATTTAGATGAAAACGGTATAGAAAAACAAAGAATAACATCTTTTGAATTGTATAATGATAAGGAATATAATATTATCATAGTTGATCATATAGCTCTGTTGCATTTAGAGCGTGGATTTACATTAAAAGAAAATCTAGATAAATTATCTGAGTATTCTGTAAAACTTAGAAATTTATTTGGAATGACAATTATGTTTCTTCAACAATTTAATGATGGACTTAGTTCTATTGAAAGATTAAAATTTAAAGGAGCAGATCACAGTCCACAACAAACTGATTTTAAGGACTCAAGAAATCCTTATACAGATGCTGATATAGTATTAGGAGTTATGAATGCTTATAAATTAGATATGGAAACTTCTTTAGGGTATAATATTAATTTTAAAGGAGCTAAATATAATTTATTAGAAAGATTTAGATTATTAAAAATAATTAAAAATAGACTTTCTAGAGATGGACTTTCAATAGGACTTCTTTTTATACCAGAAGCAGGTAGTTTTGAGGAACTTCCATATCCTCAAGATATAAATGATGAATATGTGGAAAAAATAAATAAATTAAATAATAAATAAGAGTAGTGAGTGCAATTGCAATTGTTGGAGCTAGTGGAACAGGAAAATCAACTAGCTATGGTAGGATACCAGAATTAAATATCCAAGGACTTGATCCTAAGACCACTGTTATTATTAATGTTGCTAATAAAGATCTACCATTTAAAGGATGGAGAAATCTTTATAAAGGTAAGATTAGTGAGAAAGGAAACTATCTAGAAGCATC